GCGTAGTCTCGCTCAGGTCCGCCGCAGTGCCGATGTTGCTGTTGGTGCCGCCGCTGACCAGCGGGTGCGAGGCGCTGAACAGGGGCACACCGTCGCCGCCGTTGACCGAGAAGCCGGTGTTCAGGACGGCAGCAGCCTTCGTCTGCTTGGTGTAGGCCATCGCGCGGGCGAGCGCTTTGGTGTAGCGGGCCGAGAGGCTGTCGTAGAGGTTGTCCTCCACAGCTTCTTCGGTCAGAGAAAAGCCCATCGCGATGGTCTCGTGCGTGTAGCGCGAGATGTATGCTTCTTGAGCGCTGTCGTACACCAGCGGAGAACCTTCATTCTTCACCGGAGCTTGCGAGAAGCCAGACAGCTTAACTTCTTCTTCAAAACTACGATCCGAAGATTCCGTTTCGTAGATTTGCGTGTGCTGATTCTCGTAGCGCTTGTATTCCATGCCGAACAGGGCGTTCAGGCCAGGAAGCAGCTCTTTCAGCAGTTGTGCACGGCTAATAGCGGCCATTTTTTGTTACCTCGTAGTGTTTAGGCGTAGTCCGCCATCAGGTGCCCAGGATGTTGTCATAGGCGTGCATCGTCGCATTCCACATGACAAACACCGCAGTGAAGTTGCCCGACGCATCCGCAGACGCACGGTCGACATCCACAACTCGCAGCGGCAGCGTGTTGGTCGTAGCAGCGCCCGTCACGGCAACGTCAGAAGTCGTAGTAGACGTGGTGTTCTGCACCAGCGCGACGTTCTTACCCACCACAGCCGCGTAGGTTTGACCCGAGATAACGGTCGTGCCGGAGACGTAAGCCGCGCGGAAAATCAGGCGCGGATCGTCGGCAACGATAGCGAACGCGTCGCTAGCCACAGTACCAGCAGTCCAGTTGGTGCGGTTGGTGAACCCGAGAACCGGATCGGTGTACTTGCAGCCCAGAAAGACGCCCAGAACGCCACCAGAAGTAACCGCAGTCGTGCCGGTTTCCTTAGCGATGGTGCCCGACGCGATACGAACGATGTCGCCGGGACGCAGAGCCGTGCCGAAGCCAGAAGCAATCGGAACGTCGCGAGTCGCGCCTGCGTAGGGCAGGCCGTCGATCCGCTGAATCGGCTGAAGGCCGAAAGGTTTCGTGTAAGCAGGCATTTTGTTACCTCGTGTTTATCAAGTGCCCTTGCCAAAACTCACCTTAGATTCTCTGTCGGTAAACAGAGGCATCCGAGGATCGTTCTCACGCATCAGGTTGTTGTCGACAGCTTCCATCTGGCGAGCCGTCATGTTGCCAAAATACGCGTTACGCGCGTCAATCGTCTCTTGGCTGTTCTTGCAGAGAATCAGCGCGCCAATCTCAATGTTCCCCGACGCCTTAGACGTGGGATCAACACTCGATGCAAGCTCCGGATGGTCCGACAGCGGCACCGGAACCCAGCCCTCACGCATGGCACGACCGAAGTTGTTCACGTCGGGCTGACCCGCAATCGACTTGCGGATGTAGCGATAGCGAACTCCCGGAGGAGCCTTCGGCATCGGCAGAGCTTCTGCCGGTTTCCACGTCTTGCGGAAGCTCTCAGGATCGCGCGACTGCATGCCGCGCACTGCCGTCTCACGGGCTTGTTGCTCGCGAGGAGTTCTGTCGGGCGTAACAGCTTCAGGCATTGCGCTTCTCCAGTTTTGCTTTCTCAAGTGCGAACTGCTCAGGAGTCACGCCCAGGCGTCTAGCCAGGGACAGCTCCGTCGTGGTGAGGGTGATTTTCTTGCGTCCCGTGGCCGTGCGTGTGGCTGGCGCTACAGGACTAGTGCGGGGTGTGCGGGTCTGCGTGTTGCCGTCAGCAAACTTCTCGGGGAAGCGCTTACGCACAGATTCATCGAGCTTTTTGTAGTACAGCTCAGCATCCGTACGCGGATCAACACCGCTAGAGACCAACTCTTCGTGCACTCCGAACGCGAAGGCGGTCATGGCTTTGTCTTTTTGGAACCAAGCCGAGTTCCTTGCAGCCCAGTCTTGCGCCCGAGCGTCGGGGGCAGGACGTGCCGATTGCTGGCGTTGTACCACGTCCGCAGCAGGCTGCGCAAGGGGGGTCTCGCTCTTTCTCGTCTCAGCCTGTGCTTTGCGTGCGGCGAGCGTCGAAATCTTGAGCTGCGCCTCGGCCATGGCCTCGGTGTCGTAGCTGTTGGCCGCGTCGATGTACTCCTTGCGGGCGACGGCAAGGTCCGCGTCGAGCTTCTGGAGTTCGGCCGACTGCTGCTCCGTCACGAGCTTGGCCGCGCGTTCCTCCAGCGCCTTCTTCTCCGCCAGGATGCGCTGCGCAAAGGTAATGGCCTCGTCGCGCTCGCGCGCCGCCTGCTCTTTCTCCCGACGCTCGTCGTGTCGGGCCTTCGTCATCTTCTCGATGCGCTTGCGCACGCCTTCAGAGTATGCGGCGAGTTCTTCCTCGGTCGGCTCCGGGTTGTCGTCCTCCGGCAGCGGCTTGACGTTGCGGTCTTCCGGCGCAACGCGCTCGTCCGCAACAACCTCGACCTCTACATCGTCCTCGGGTTTCTTGGCCGCAGCTCGCTCTCCACGGCGCAGCAAAGCCTCACCAGCCTTCTCGTCCAGGCTGTCCAAATCGAGTTCAGTCTCGATATCAAAATCGTCGTTTGCCGTGCCCATGTCAAGCTCCAATTCGGGTGATACCGCGGGGGTCGTCCACAACGCCTTCAATCGAGTCGTCGTTGACCAGCCTCATTTCCTTGCCGTGCACCTTGATGCGCGTGCCGCTGTACGGGCGGATAATCACAAAATCGCCCAGCTTGCACCAAGGACCGTTCGGAAACTTTGTTTTGTCGGCGTATGCTTCTGGCCCCATCTTGGCAACAAACGCGACAACAGACGAAACCTCGTCGTTGTAGACCGTCTGATCGGCCTTCAAGATGCCAGAGTCGTACTGCTTCTGCTGTTCAGGCAGAATCAGCAACAGCTTGTACCCAACAGGATCGGGTAGATATCGACCGCGCTCGCTCTCCGGCTGTTCTTCCGGAGGAGAAATCTCCTTACGCCACATCTCTGCGACGTGCGGAGGCAAAAACAACTCATTGCTCATTCGCCTGCTCCATGAGGGTTACTAGTTCTTCGTATCTGGTCTTTGCTTGCACAAGACCGTTTCTTTCGCCAACCAGTCGCTTGTACTCCTCGAAAGAAGTCAGCCCCTGACCGTGCAAAATAGCTTGCGTTCTGAACGCGATTTCCTCGTCCATCTCCTGAAGAAACCGCTTATGAAAGCCTTCAAATCTCACTTCTTGTCGCCTCCAGACTTACCGGCAGGGGGTGCCGGGGGCTGCAACGCCCTACGCGCCGCTGCTGCGGCCTGAACCTGCGCCATCTGGTTTGCGCGGGCTTCCTGGCCCTGCGCCCTCTGCGCGTTGAGCGCGAGCGTCTGGCGGTGCTTCTCCTCGGCACGACGTTGGTCGGCCTGAGCCGCCGCTGCCTCCGTCTGGAGCTTCAGTGCGCCTGCTTGCTGCTCGGTCTGGTTCTTGATCGCCATGCCCTGCTGCTCCAGCGCAGCCTTGCCAGGAGCCCCCTGCGCGGCAATCTTGCCCTCGTTCTGGGCCGTCATGAACTTGAGCTGAAGCTCACCTTCCTTGACCTTGACCTCACGGTCCTTGAGTGCCAGCTCTGCCTGCTGCATCTGCACGAGTGGATCCTGGGCTCTCTGCTGAGCCTGCGCAGCGGCCTGCTCGTTCTGGTTCTGCGCAGCCACTGTCGAGGCAGCCTGAGCCAACAGGCCGGCAAGCGCGAACTCCGCCTGGGGATCCATCTCCTCGTTCGGGTCAGGCAACTCAACGCCCATGGCTTGCTGAATCTGGGCGCGGTACATGTAGGCGGCGTGCTCAGCGATGTGTGCCTGCATGGCGTTGAACATCATCTGCGCGTTGGGATTCTGCCCGAGCAGCATGCCGATCTTCGGGTCGTTCATGAACGACTGGTGTACAAGAATGTGCGCCTGATGATCCTGCTGCACGAACGCCTTCACAGGCTTAGCCATGAGAATAGCCATGTTCTCGGCAACCGGATCCCGAGGCTTCTGATCCTCCGGCATCGGCACAATCTTGGCGGCGTTCTTGATGCCTAACGTCTGCAACATCTCCCGATGCAAGAACGCCTGATCGTAGAGCTGCGGATTCTTGTCCGCGAGCTGCATCGCCGCTTGATACTGCGCAATACGCACGCCCATCGTCGTAGCGTTAGGATCGCTGACCGGAATAATGTCGGCAATGTCGTAGTCAGCGTCCTTGGTCTTCTTATCCGGGTCGGCCTCGTACGGATAGCTACGCTCGTCGTTCTCCTTGATGAGCTTCTTCAACAGCTTAAACTCAATCCGCATCGCCGCGTGGATGCGCGCCTGCACAGCCGAAAGAGTTTTTAGCTGACGCTCAATGAGCGCAAGCGTAGTGCCAACCGGAGCATTCTGATTAGCGTCGCTGAATGACGCATCAGAAATATTAGCTGCTTTTCTGCCATCTTCTACAATAGAATTCAGCAGATTAAACAAAGTAGCGCTAGGCTCTTTGTACGGCAGCGGCATGATGTTGTCTTTGATGTTGCCTGATGCAAGGTCAACATCTCGAAACTCGCCAGGGTGGATCGGCGTGTCCTCCCCCTTGATGCGCAGGCCGCGAGCCTTGAAGCCCCCAGGAATGTTAGACAGCGTACCTGCATCAACGAGCTGCCTCAGCAGCTTAGTGCCCGCGTCGGCGTGCCCGCCAACAAGGTGAAGCAGGCCAAACCCATAGAACCCGAAGCCCGTAATGTACGTGTAGTGCACGAAGTGCTGCTGCTTGCGCTTCAGTGCGTCGTCCCGCTCCCAATTACGGCGAATAGCCATAATCTTGCCGGTGGCCTTGTTGATTGTGACCACGTACGGCCAGCCATACTCCTGCTCGGTGTCGGGCTCAATCGTCAAGTCGACCAACATCTCTAGCATCGGGATCAGGTCCGAGTTAGACCCGTCAACGCCGACAACCTGATCCTTCTCTTCTTGCGTGTCGTCTTTTTCTACAACTGGGTCGCCAATCTCGCCGACGTACACGCCGGCTGCAATCATGCGCTCAAGCCAATTCTTAGACCGCCGCATGACGTGCGTCACACGCTCAGCCGTCTGAATGTCCGACGCCCCGTAGTTGACGACCACGTCTTCAGCAGGGACAAACATCGCTGCCTGCCGACCCAGTGACGCGTCCTTGTACACTTTCTTGAACGCAGACCCCGCAATCGGCAGATTCCACAGCAGACGCTCATGCTCGACGCGATACTCAGGCATCTCCTCCGTCAGACGCCAGTTCATGTCGTCCTTGACGCGCTCCGCCGCAGCCATGCGCTCGGGGGTCTGCTTACCGATAACCTGCGTCTTGACAGGTCCGTGTGCAGGGAAAGTCTCAGTAATCGCCTCCGACTGGAACCTGACCACAGCCTCAGTAAGCAGCGGGTGCACCACGCCGCACGCGCCGTCCCACGGTTCAGTGCGATCCTCAATCTGAAGCCCGAGCAGCTTCAGACCTTTTCTGTATGTCTCTTCCCACTTACTACGAGAACGCAGATCCTCGTCGTACTGCGTCAGAAGTTCTTCAGCCAGCCCCTCCAGCAGCTTCTCATTGTCGCCAGTGAACACCGTTTCCAGCAGATTCGAGTCGTGGTCGTCGGCGGGCGACTCGTCTAACGCTACCTCCAGCGCAGCTTCTTCCTCCGGCATCACGACCTCAATCTCGATTTCCGGATCGGCGCGGTTGAGAATGTCCGTGACTTGGCCTTGGTAGACACCGCCAGTGATCGCCCCTTCTGGGCTCGCCTGCTTGTCGATCATTTTGTGTCCTAGTAGTATGCAGCCCGGCGTCGCGGCATGAATCCAGGCGCTTCATATTCGTCATCTGTTGGCAGCGTAATAAACCCGCCGTTCCGGAACCGCATGAGCGCCATAACCGTTACGTCGACCATGTCGTCATTCTTAGACGACGGAAAATCGTTACACTGCTCAATCAGGTCATCAGCCCATTTATACTCGGGTGCCCATACTAGCCCAGACCTGACAATGTCCGCAACAGAATTTACCCGGGCAAACTTAGTGTTAGGGTTTGACGGCCCCCCGCGCGAGGGGGTGTAGTCCTGCACCGGGATACCCATGCGACGCATCTCCTGCGCCAGCGGAGCCCCGTTAGACTTTTTCTCGATGATGAAACAGTCCGGCGCCCAGAGCTTGTATTCCTTGAGCGCCAAGTCCTTGAGCGCTGGAAACTCCATGCGTTTATTGATACAGTTGAGCAAAATAATGTTTGCGCGCCGGAGGCCGTCGTCCATGTCCTGATAGAACACGCCCCAGGTAGCCAGCGCCGTAAAGTCGCTGCGCTTGTTCATCTCCTGCGCCGCGTCGAGCGTCATGATGATGTACTCGCACTCAGGCGGGTCATCTTTAGTCCACCGACGCCACCACTCCTTCTTGATCAGCGCACCCTGCTGGCTAGTCGGCGCCTGCTGATACTGCGCCTGCCATTGAAACGCCGGCATTGACGCGCGTGTGCGCTTCAGCGACTCCAGAGACCACTGTTCAGGCCACAGAGACTTCTCGTTGTCTGTGTGCTCGTTGAGAATCGCAGGAAACTCGATGTATTCCCACTGGTCGGCCTCGGAATTCTTGGCCGACTCGTCTAACAAGCGCCCGATCAGGTCATTTTTAGCCCATCTTGTGTGTAGCGCCACGACCCGACCGCCCGGCATCAGACGCGTACGCGCGCCATACGCGTACCACTCGTAGACCTTGTCAAAAACGTCGTAATTTCCAGCCAGAACGTCTTGTTCCGAGAACGGGTCGTCAATAATGAGCAGGTCAGCGCCTCGTCCAGCCACCGCGCCGCCCACACCGACCGCAAAAAACTCGCCGCCTTTGTTTGTGTTCCATCTACCAGCAGATTTACTGTCTGCGGCAAGCGAAACATCAGAAAAAATGGCTTTGTAATCGTGCGAATCAATCAAATTTCGCACTTTTTTACCAAAATCTACCGCCAAATCAGCCGTGTGCGACGAAATAATTAGCTTCTGTTCAGGGTAATTACCCATAAACCAAGCTGGAAAATACAAAGACAGCAACAGAGACTTGCCGAAGCGCGGCGCCACAGCCGTCGCTAATCTGTCTAGGTCTCCTCGCGCCGCAGCTTCGAGCTTATTTGCAAGAATCTTGTGGTGGGGGCCGATTTTATAGTGCGGATTTATGCGCTTGACGAACGTCAGTAGCGATGTCCGCGCTTTCTCGGCGTCTCGGCGCTTCTCGTACTCCTCAAGCAGCTCCAATACCTTCAGCTTCTCGGCCAAAGGCATCGAAGGAAGCGCTTCCTTGAGCGCTTGTGCTTGGGAGGGGTTCATTCCACGTCGTTAATGTAGCTGTGCGTCAAGTGCGTGAGTGCGCCGATCATGCGCAGGCGGGTAACTTTCTTAGTGCTGGACGCCCACATGCGCGTGCAGTCGTCCGGCTCGATGCCTACGGCACAAAACGCAACAACCTCGCCTTTCTCAATAGCGCTTCTGAGCGTATCGAGAACCTCTAGCGCGGTTGACTTGTCGTCTGTTGTCAGGGGGACAACTTTCATGACGGCTTTCTCTCGCCCGTCTCAAACTTCTCGCGTCCGTCTGCGCTGTTGTGGATGAGCGCATAGGGCGGCTCGTCGTCTCTGACGGGCTCACACCAGCAATTCTCGGTAGTCTCGTGGGGCTTAGTGTCGTCAACCGGGATGACGTGACAGTCGTACGGGTCGTGCACCGCCGTCTGAGCGCCCTCGGGCGTTGTCCGGAACCATTTAGTCATCCACATCGTTGTCGCTCCTTGACAACACCTTAGTCTCCACGTCGACCGTGAGGCGCTCCAGCCTGCGCTTAATCTCTTCCTCGATCTGCGCGTCGCTCAGATCGCGCGTCACGACCTCGGAGCGCTGGGTGAACAGCGCGACCTCGGTAACCTCGCCCAGCATCTTGTATGCCTTGAGCCGGACCTCCGGCTTAGTGTGCTTAGTCTCGTCGAGGAGGCCGGCGACGATGTAAGAGCGGATGTTCTGCGCGTGTTCAACGAACTGCCACTCGTAGGCAGTGAGCATAGACACCGCGCGCTTCACGGCTTCTGGGGTCTTCAACGCGAGAACAGCGGCTCGCGCCTGCTCGGGCGTCTTGCCGTCGAGCCCCAGCCCTGCCGCAAACGCGGGGGCTGCCAACATCTTCTGCGCGCCGGGGGTGGCGGACGGAAGTTCCTCAGCGTTGAGGCTCTGCAACCAGTCAGCGGTGTTGATCTTCGCCGCGAGGAGCGTGGGTGCCGGCGCAGAATCCTCCGGCACAAACGACGAAGCCGCTGATTGCAGCGGCTCGGGGTCGAGGGATAGCAGATGGGCTAGCATGGGGTTACACTATACCCGTCTCCAGAGGGGTGCGCCATCTCGGTGGCGCTTCAGGGCCGCAGTGCAAGCTGCGGCCCTTTTTTCATTCCCGTGGCGATCAGGCCACGCGCCAGACGCGCACACCATCAGCGACGGCACGGACGGAGAACTTAGCCTCCTTGTCCTCCGAGCGCTTCTGGTACGCACCCACAGCGCTACGAATGGTGGCGGCCTTCACGTCGCCCGGCACGAGGAACGACTGACCGACCTCCATGATCGAGAACGGGTACTTGCTGGAGCCAGCACGCCGACCGCCAGGAGCGGTACGAACGGGAACGGGAATGTCAGAGTCGAGGGCAAAAGTCATGGGTTTCTCCGAGGGTTATGCGCTTGGTTGCGCTGTGGCAACTATACCTGACCGATGGGTTTTGGCGGCATAGTTGAGTCAACAGAAGGTTTTTATTAGGGGGCGCTGAATCTGCCGACCTAGCTTAGCCACAACGAGATGGCGGGGCCGGAGGCCGAGTCAGCAGATTCAACGGGCGAGATTCTAGCGCTATTCTGGGCGCCGTCAACTACCGCGTCGGCTTCCGAGGAGATGAAGTCCATGACCTCGACAAACACGCTCTGGGGCAGCAGAAGAGACTTGAACAAGACGGGACCGTAAGAAGCCGCGACAAACCCCAGCGCCTCCAGAGACATGCGCCCGTCGTAGTAGGCAGCCACGGCGCGCAGGATTTCTTTTGTCTGTGTATTTACCATCGGTTCATCCTGTAATACAGCGTCGTGAGAAGCGCTCGTATTCCTGGGCGCATGGTGTTGTCGTGCATAGAGAACTTAGGCTTTTTCTCCTCGAATCGGCGCATTAAAGTGGTAGTAAAGCCAGACCAAAAGGTTAACCTTTTCATTTATACTTCCTCTCACGTCGTAGTTCCATGTTATCTGATAGTGCGTCGGCTGCATCTTACCACCCGTTGTAGTAATAGTAGAGGAACGTGAGGGCGAGGGTTTTGTTTCCGAGGCGCCACATGTGCGCGCTCTCGTCCACGAGCGTATCTCGAATTTGAGTGCGTCCGTTAAGCATTTTAGTTCCATACGTGGTATAGATGATAGATTATTCGGGTTTTTGCATTTGCGTAGTCCGAAGGCTTCAACTGCGCCATGTTGTGCGCGAGAAGGCTGATTATTGACCTTCGTAGCGCATTATTAGTTAGCGGAGTCATATGTTGTAGTAGGCGTAGGAAGCGCGCATCACGTAGCCTATCCTGTCGGCTTTCGTATACTCATAAGAAAGGTAGCTGTTAAGCGTCCTCATAACGTCTTCGCAGAAAAAAGTAAAGCGCAGAGGCGAAGCTACGCGTGAGTATACGGGTGTTACTCCGAGTTTGGAGTCGGGATATTTGGCGAGTATGCAGAGCGGGTTTTCAGAATTTTTCTGCAAAATACTTACTCCTTTTCGATTGATTATTGGGGCTGAATATCACGGGTTGGAGGGGGTGGGGTTGAGATACTCGTAAAGGAAGGCAAGGGCGTATCTATATTGAGGAGTGCGGGCGTAATATCTTACCCAGTTTCTTACGGGGGATAGCTTGTAGGGGTTCATTGTTGGTTCCAATAACGGTAAATATACGAAACAAGAATTTGCCGGACAAGGCTGTTACAAGCCCTAGTGTAGCACACTACCCTGCCTCCTACGTAATAGGGGCAGAATCTAGCAGAGGTAAATACGGGATTGCTCATTGTTGGTTCCATCGAATATACAATTCGAGCAGCAAAACCTTTATTTCGGTGTCAAAGCGCATTATGGGTTCCAATACTCGTAGAGGTATCCTAGCGCTTCGTAGGGGCGGTGCGCTGCGAACGTACGAGCTGCGAAGATTAGCCAGCGTTGTGTGGGCATGGTTACGAGGAGTGGGGGTTGTTTGAGCGGAATAGTGTGCACGCACACCACCCACCACGTCAACAAAAAAGTGGGGCATACCCCGGGGTGGGGTTCGCGGGGCGTAGCGAGGCACCCCTAATCTCTCTGTATGGTAAAATAGAACCATGTTCAGTCGGTGCTGCGACTGTGCTGTGTTCGATACGTCGTGTATCGAATGCCATCCTCATTCAGCACACAACGAAAGGTTAGTCATGTCCAAGCAATTCACTGCCAAGCTCGTTCAGTTCGCCACCGCTGCCGGCCAGCTCCACGCTGCGAAGCTCTGGCTGATCGAGAACGCGCCGAAGCTCACGAAGGCGGAGAAGATCGAGGCCGACAAGGCTGTCGTGCTGGCGCTGTCCAAGCACTACGGCATCGACTACGCGAAGGCGCAGAAGAACGGCAAGCTCAGCATGCTGTGCTTCCCCAAGAACGGCGGCGACGCTGCGTACAAGGCTGAGGCAAACTGCGCGACGGCGGCACTGAGCCGCACGCGCGCCATCCTGCTGGGCATCGGCAAGAAGCCGGCCGACCCGGCCGAGACGAAGCAGAAGCGCATCGACAACGCCTTCGCGTTTCTCAAGGCGCAGGCAGAAGAAGGCAACCCCGCCGCGCGCCGCGCCATCAAGGCGCTCGTCACGGCGCTCAAGGTCTGAGGAGGATTCGATACGCTGCGTAACCAAGAAGCCCGTAGCGCCTTCGGAGCGGGGCGAAGCTACCCTGGTAGCCACCCGCTCGTTTCCGGCCCGCCAATCGCCTCCTAGGGGCCTTGGCGGGCATCTTTTTGTGGCGAGGGTTCAGTGCAACGCAGTCGGCGATTGATGCGGCCTAAAAGAGTC